CTAGAAAATGGTTCAAAAATCCTTGCAAGTTCTACTTCTGCTAGTGCGGTTCGTGGTGGTTCATATAACATTATTTTTCTTGATGAGTTTGCATACGTTCCTTCCAACGTAGCAGAACAATTCTTTAGTTCAGTATATCCAACAATCAGCTCAGGCAAAACTACAAAAGTCATGATAGTATCGACTCCTCATGGTATGAACATGTTTTATAAGTTGTGGAATGATGCTGAAAATGAAAGAAATACTTATGTTCCTATTGAAGTTCATTGGAGTGAAATTCCAGGCCGTGACGAAAAATGGAAAGCAGAAACTATAAAGAACACTAGTGAACAACAGTTTAACACAGAGTTTGAGTGTGAGTTTTTAGGAAGTATCGATACATTAATTAAAGCACAAAAATTAAGAACTATGTCTTACGTTGCACCAATTGCATCTAATGCTGGTCTTGATGTGTTTGTAAAACCACAAGAAGGCCGTACTTATGTGCTGACTGCTGATGTTTCAAGGGGAACGTCTAACGACTACTCTGCATTTTTAGTGTTTGATGTATCAGAGATGCCGTATAGAATTGTTGCAAAGTATCGTGACAACGAAATAAAACCCCTATTGTTTCCTGCTAAAATATATGATGTTGCAAGAGCATACAACCAAGCATTCGTTCTTATTGAGGTGAATGATATCGGAGAACAGGTTGCCTCGACGATGCAATTTGACTTGGAGTATGACAACCTTATTATGGCTTCAATGCGAGGGCGCGCAGGGCAAGTCCTTGGAGGGGGCTTCAGTGGTGGTAGAGCGCAGTTGGGGGTAAGGACAACTAAGGCTGTAAAACGAATAGGTTGTTCTAATCTTAAACAGATGATTGAAGATGATAAACTAATTATTCAAGACCTACAGATTATTAATGAACTCTCAACATTCATTGTTAAAGGTCAATCTTTTGAAGCTGACGATGGGTGTACAGACGATTTGGTTGCATGTATGTTTATTTTTGCATGGGCAACAGACCAGACATATTTTAAAGAATTGACTGATATGGACATACGACAGACTATGATGAGAGAACAACAGGACATGTTGGAACAGGATATGGCGCCATTTGGATTTGTAATCAATGGGCTAGAAGACGAAAATATTGGTCAGATGGTTGATGAGTATGGAACACGTTGGAGTCCAGTGGTCAGAGACTACGGTTCAGATTGGTAAAAATTTAAATAAATTCTATTAAGTCATTATTATTTTTAATCCAACAGTTTGAACATAGTATTAAAGATGTGTCTATAAGATGATTGACCTGTTTGCGACTTTCATCATTCATACCAACTCTTTTTGTTATCTTTCGTATTTCAGAATCGTGAGGATAAAACTTTAAACACACTGTTTCGCTTTCACCACAGTGTTTGCAGGACTTGTCTGCAAGGAATTCATTAAGTAAAACAATTCTCTTACGATAGTTTCTACGAGCTACCTTTTTAATAGTATCTTTATATTTTTCATAATGTTCATTTGGCATATAATTATTTATATGCGGCAACACTTATAAAAACAACTTTTTGAGAATTTCTTTTTTATAAATATTAGTGAAGATTAAAAAACTCTAATATAAAGGAGTCTACAATGGCATTTTTAGTTTCGCCTGGCGTTCAAGTCAGAGAGATAGACCTTACAAATGTTATCCCAGCAGTATCCACCTCAATAGGTGCAATTTCTGGGCCGTTTGAAAAGGGGCCAGTTTCATCTGTAACTACAATTAGTTCAGAGGAACAACTGGTATCAATATTTGGAAAACCAAATTCAAGTAATTTTGAGTTTTGGTTCACAGCTGCAAACTTTTTACAATACTCTGACGCATTGCGTGTGGTTCGTCCACAGTCAGCGTTACTTAACGCTGGTGCAAACAGTGGTATTCTCATTCGTGATGACGATCATTATGAAGCAAGTTTTGCTGGTGGTGAAGGTTCTCATGGTGAGTGGGCTGCAAGGACGGCTGGAACACATGGTAACTCGCTTGGTGTAGATATCTGCTCAAGTGCAGACGCATTCAAACAACCACTTGGAACACTTAACCTAGTAAATGGTGCTGGTGCAGTTGGTGATTTATCAATTACAGTTGATGACCAAGATGAAACTAATGCAGTAATTGCCGTTAGTGATGTCATTTCATTCCAAACAAACAACTCAGTTACAGCAGTTGTTGATGGCGCAATAACAGTTGCAACTAAAAACCTTACGGTTAATGGTAACTCTGGTACAGCTGCAGTTGGACAACGAGTAATCGGTGCAGGCATTTCTGATGGTGGTGAGGTTGTTAAAATTGCAACAGTCACTTCACAGACTGCGCTTATTCTTGATAAAGCAATTACAGTTGCAGATGATGTGGTACTTGCACTTACAACAGATGCAAACGTAGAGTCAGCTAACCAAGAATACGAAGTAACTTCTATATCTAGTGAAACTTTAACAATTCGTTTGTTAGATGATGCTTCTGGAGCTGGACTTCAGACAGTTATTCCTGATAACTCATACATCACACGCCGATGGCGTTTTGGTGACCTTTTTAATGCTCCGCCAGGAACTTCTACTTGGTCAACTGCAAATGGTCGCGGTGAACAGGATGAAGTCCACGTTGCAGTATATGACAAAACTGGTGATATCACTGGTTACGATGTTGATGTTGCTGGACAAAGACTCTTATCAGTAATTGAAGTTTTTGACGCTATGTCTTTAAATTCAGCTGCAAAAACTCCAGAAGGAAATAACAACTATTATTCAGATGTTATTTTTAGAAAATCTAATTTTATCTACTGGACAGACCATGTTTCTGGTGGCACCAATTGGGGTACTGATGTTGCATCAGGGACAGAGTATACTGACATTGGAGGCGTTACTATTGATACATTAACTGGTGGAACAGATGATTATTCTGTGACTGCTGGTGAACTGGAACTTGGGTATGGTGAGTTTGAAGACACAGACTTAATAGATATTAACCTAGTATTAGGTGGGCCAAGTTCTGCTGTTGCTGATACTGAATCAGGAATGGATACTCATGTAACAATGATTACTGCACTTTGCGACCTTCGCAGAGATTGTGTAGGATTTGTTTCTCCATATCGTGCAGCTACAGTTGGTGGCACAAGCAATGTAACTATGACTAAGAGTGTTAAAGACGGTTTTGATACATGTCCATCGTCATCTTACATGGTGTTTGATAGTGGATACAAATACATGTATGACAAGTACAGCGATGTTTATCGATATGTTCCATTGAACGGCGATACAGCTGGTCTTTGTGCAAACACGGATACCGTTGCAGACCCTTGGTTTTCTCCTGCTGGTTATAATCGTGGTAATGTACGAGGAGCAATCAAACTCTCTTACAACCCGACGAAAGCAGATAGAGATATTCTTTTCAAATCGCGCATTAATCCAGTGGTTAATTTTCCTGGCCAAGGCGTTGTTCTGTTTGGTGACAAGACTGCTCTTTCTAGACCAAGTGCATTTGACCGTATTAACGTACGGCGACTGTTCCTTGTCCTTGAGAAAGCAATCGCAACCGCATCTAAATTCATGCTCTTTGAGTTCAATGATGAATTCTCCAGAGCACAGTTTAGAAATATGGTAGAACCTTTCTTGCGTGATGTGCAAGGTCGAAGAGGTATTACTGATTTTAGCGTAGTATGTGATGCTTCAAATAACACAGATGAAGTAATTGAACGACAAGAGTTTGTTGGTGATATTTTTATCAAACCTGCTCGGTCTATTAACTTTGTTTCATTAAACTTTATCGCGGTACGAACTGGTGTATCGTTTAGCGAGGTAGGAGGATAAGTCATGGCTAGTATTAACGATTTTAAAGCAAACTTAATCGGTGGTGGCGCAAGGGCTAATCAGTTCAGAGTAACTATTACGCCTCCGCCAGGAATTGCAATAGGACTTGATGTTCGAAGAACATCTTTCATGTGTAATGCAACTAATCTTCCTGCTCAGGAATTGACTCCAATCGAAGTTCCTTTTCGTGGCAGAAAAATTTATATTGCTGGCGATAGAGAATTTGCTGAAACTTGGACTACTACATTCATTAACGATACGGATTTTATGATTCGTAACGCATTGGAACGGTGGTCTAATGGAATCAATGACTTGGCACTAAACACTGGTGTTATTGACCCTGCTGATTATCAAACAGATTTGACTGTTGAACAGTTGGATCGTGATGATACAGTTCTGAAGACATACATCTTTAGAAGTGCATGGCCAGTAACAATTAGTCAGATTGAACTAACTTCGGAAGCAGCTGATGCTCTTGAAGAGTTTGAATGCACATGGAGATATCAACACTTTGAGGCTTCTGGTGTCAATTTTTAAACCTACTAAATAGTTATAACTAGTAGGAGATATTATGGCAGAGTTATTTGGTTTCAAGATTGAAAAATCATCTAAGGATTCGGGTGGGGGAACAACTTTCTCCACTCCGACTTCTGATGACGGCACTATTGACGTTGCCGGTGGTGGTTTTTTTGGACAAGTTTTAGACACAGATGGTAGAGAGCGAACCGATTTAGATTTAATTCGGCGGTATCGTGATATTGCACAGCAAGCAGAATGTGATACTGCAATAGAAGATATAATTAATGAAGGTATCGT